CAACCGGCGGCCACATCTTCGACCTTCAAAATCACGCCGCCGCGCCCGCACTTCGGGCAGTCTGCGCCGATCTGCTTCTCGTAGCCGCAGAACGGGCAATTCACGTTCTTCTTTTCCATCAGTTCTCCTCCTTGCCGAGCCAGACCAGCAAACGGATCTGGTCGTGCATCGCTACAAGCCTGCGCTGGGCATCTGCCAGCTCCTCGATCATGGCGGGGACGAACTTGATGATGTCGTCCACATCGGAGTTGGCGATGTAATGCCGCAATTCGATTACCTTCCGAGCCTGCCAGCGCCCCGTCTCCCCAATCTTTTGGCTCAGTTCCTCAACCTTGCGGTCGATGGACTTCTTCAGGTCGCTCATTTCAACACCTCCTTACCGTCTGCTTGCTCTGCGCCGCTGACGGGCAAGCCGTCTCTGACGCTGTTCTTCTCTGTACTGACGCTCCACCTCTTCGTCGTCCTCGTAATCAGGCAGGCGGTCAAGGTATCGCTGAATGAATGGGATGTGCGGGAAAACGTAGTCGGCGATCAGAGCGCCGATGCCAAGGACGCCGAGGAACACAGCCAGAAATGCGAAGTCAACGATTGCCTCGCCCAACAGTTCGGGTGTCATTTTGCCGCCTCCTTCATCATGTTCTGAAGTTCGTACTTCACGAAGTCATCGGCCAAACAGGTCGCCTCTTCCTCAAGCTCGTCGGCCCATCCGCTCAGGTACTCCTTTCGAGTGGCCGTGTTCATCCAATTTTCTTTTCTCAACCCGGCGGATGCGAGAACAATGCAGCCGTCTGCTCCCACACCGTACAGTTGAGAGCCGTGCTTTTGCTCCCACTCAATCTCCGCGTCGATGGTTTCCGCATCAGCCTTGATGATGTACTCGACCACCGAATGGTCGAAATCGTATCGGAACAGCTTGCCGCTGACCTTGACCGGATTGCTTTTCACAGGTTGTACGCCTCCTTGCCCGCTTTCCATTCCTTCATGAAGTCCTTGTAGTCTTCCTTGCCATCCACGGCCACTTCCGCCCAGAGGAACCCCGGTTCTCCAAAGATGTCGAAGTCGTAGCCCGTCTTCTTTAGAATTGCTACCGCCTTGTCTTCCTCTTCTTCGGTGAAAGAGATAATTGCCGCCGGTTCAAGCGGTCTCGCCAGCTTGTCGCCGAAGGAATTCACCGTCTGGCGTCCCTTGTACTGCACGTTCATGTTCTTGCCTCCTGCCTCACATCTGAATTTCAAACCGGCTGAAATCATCGTTTGCGGTCAGCACGTACTCTTTACGGTTGACAGCCACGGGAACGCGCTCGCCGTCTCTATATGCTGACGTTTCCATGTAGCCAGCCCAGCGGTCATCGCCCTCTTTGCGGGTCAGAGTCACGCGGGCATGGGGAGAAACGCTCAGCATATTCTCGGCTTCATACGCGGTGAACGCCGTCATGTGACGTCCTTCAGCCTTGAGCTGCTCCGCAAGCTCTCTGGTGTTGTCGCTTGCAGCGGTCAGGGCATCCAGCAGATCCATGAGCGGGTACGTCTGGTTCAGCTTCATTTCTTGCCTCCGTTTTGCCATCTGGCTTCTTTGAATTATCCATGTGGTTATCTTATGTGTTAATTATACTTTATTACCTACCTATGTCAATAGGTTTTTGCATATTTTTACGAATATTTTTACCGCATATCATTATATCCGTTTACGCTTCTTGGGCAAATTCAGAACCTTTCTGCACGGCCCGTAGACGGCCTCTGGCGGCGTTTTGACAGCAGGGGTGAAAGTATATAGGAAAAGGCGTAGCGTATCGTAGCGGTCTTGTAGGCGAATTTGGCGGTATGCTGAGGCTGTTGCGAGGAGAAAACTCCCGAAAACGCAAAAACACCCCCATCCCGGCCGAAGCCGAAATGGGGGTGTTCAATCTATCCGCTATGCAGTTGTCAGGGCCAGCGAGGGGGCGCAAGCCCTCTGCATGGCGGGCGTATCGGGCCGGAGGTCGAAGCCCGTTTACGCTTTCTTCAGGACAGCTTCCATGATGGCTCGCAGGATCTCGTCCTTGCGGGTCAGGCCGTCCAGCTCAATGCCGTATTCCTCCGCCTTCTTTTTCAGCTCGGGAACGGTCAGCTTGAGCAGCTCGATTGCGAGGTCAGCGGCGGCTACCGCCACATCAGTCTTCACCTCTTCGGGCGTCTTGACCACGCCCGCCTCGCTGTTCGCCTTGTATTCGTCGGCATACTTCCGCATCCAGTCGAAAATCGTCTGGGCGATGCTCTGAAGGCGCTCGGGGGTGAAGATTTTCTTCAGAGGGGCCGGGATCTTGACGTACAGGCCGTTGACGACCTGAGACATCTTTTCCGCGCCGGTCAGACCGGACGCCTCGGCCAGTGCAATGAGTTCGCTCACCGCACCGAGGACGTTGCCTCTGACCTTGAAGAAAAGCATGAAGCCGTAGGTGATCGCACAGATGGCGACCACAATGATTTCGAGTACGCTGAGAAAATCCATTGCATTTTCCTCCTGACTTGCGGCTCAGGGCCGCTTAATATTGTTCCTGCTTCGGGTGCCGCTGGTCATACTCTGGACACGGAAAAGGCTCCGTGTCGTGGCATTTCTCGCAGCACTCTTCACAGGTGGGACCGTATTTCTGGTTGTAGATGCACGGCTTGACCTCTACGATCTCTTTTCCGCAGGCCGCGCATCTCAGGATGCTCACGACGGCAGCTTGAGCTTCTGGCCGGGACGGATCACGGTCGAACTCAAGCCGTTCAGCGTCATGATTTCCTTGTAGCGGTTGCCGTTGCCGAGACGCTTCTGGGCGATACCCCAGAGAGAGTCACCGGCGACCACCGTATAGACCGCCTGCTCTGCGCCAGAGTCGGCGCCGATGTCGGCGGCATTGACCCAGCCGTAGACGGTGCAGCCGCCGCCCTGATTGACGAGGTGGTACGGGTGCTTCGCGCCCTTTGCGATACTCGTCACCTTGGCCTTGCCGGGTTTGCAGGGTACGCCGCTCGTCGCTTGGCTGCTGACGTAGTGGGTCTTCCCCTTGAATTGGACGATGTCGCCGATCTTGTAGTCGGCGCCGCTTGTCTGACCGCCGGCGCTTGGTTTCGTCGGTGTGACGGGCGTGGCCGTTCCAGCGCCGTCGTACTTCGGACGGCCATAGCCGACGATTTTCGCGCTGTTCAGCGCATAGCTGCGACGCGCACACTTGTTGCTGGTATTGCCCTCGATTGTGTAGACCTTCGAGGAATCTGCCTTCTCCACGAGGCCGGTGTGGGTGCAGTTGTCAATCGACGTTCCGAAGAAAATCTGATCGCCCACCTGCGGGTTGGACGTGAAGAACTGCCCTTTCTGCTTGTAATACTTCGCAGACCAAGTGCAGCCCGCGCCGCAGGAACGCTCAGGCTGGCAAAGCAGCCGCAGGGCGTTCTCATAACCGAACGCGGTCACAAAGCACCAGTCCACGAACATATCGCACCATTCGTAGCCGTTCTTCTTGCCGTTGTACCACTTCGGGTACTTTTCGTCGAAGTCTCTGGCGTACTTTGTCCAGTTCGCATGACCGGGGTTGGCAGTCTTGTTGTCGAGCTGGCTGTTGGACGCCTTTTCGACGTAGCCGAGTTCGCCGATTGCGACGGCGACCACGGCGGAAGCGTAGCATTTGCTCACTCCAGACACTCCTTTCTGGGCCGGGGAGTCGGCGGCGTACTTATCGTAGAACTTCTGGCCGAAACCGGCGCGGCGGGTCTTCGCCGCCTCACTCTGGTCTGCCGGCCGCTCGAAGTTCAGCAGGACGCTATCGGATGCAGCCCGCACGGTCTTCGCCGTTTTCAGTGTCGAGATGACGACCGTGTAGCCTTGCAGCTCGTTCCAGAGGAAATCAAGCTGCATCTCCAAATCACCGATGCTCTTGCCCTTCTTCTTGGCGAAGTCGAGCAGGTTCTTCTTCCGACTCCAATATGTCCACTGCGCCAGACCGTAGCCGGCGCTATCTTTCACGAAGTTCTGGTACGTCCCGTTGTCCACCGCAGCCGTGTAGGCGGCGTCGGTGAAGCTGAGGGCCTTCTCGTAGCTGTTTTGCAGGTTGGTGGGAATCAGGCAGCTTTCCGCATACAAGTTCCCCATCAGACCGGCAATCCCGCAATCGGGTAGTCCCTTGGCTTTCAGGTAGTTCCAGATCTTCTCTTCATTTGTGCTTCCAATCAGCGACATTTCATGTCTCCTTTACTGGTCGCGGTTCTTCTGTTCAGCGGTGAACGACGGCTCGAAGTCCTGCGCGGGCTGCTGTGCCTCGCGCTCCATTCTCTGCCGGTCTTCCTCCGCCCATTTCCGATCCTGCTGTTTGTCCTTGGTGGTCTTGATCCAGCCCATAACGCCGCACTCGCCGCCGAGCAGGGCAAAGACGCACTGGCAGAGCGTGTCAGGGATGCCGCCGGTCGTTTCATACAGCGTGAGCATACGGTGCGTGAACCAGACGAGCGACACGCCGATGATGACCAGAATCAAGTCCATCGTTTTGATGCCTTTCTTCTTGCCGGCCACCTGCGGCTCGGTGCGACGCCGCGCCGTGCGGTTGTGAAGGCGCGACGCGATGTTGCTCGCCAGCCACGAAATGACGACGCCAAGCAGGAAGCCGGCGGCACAGAACAGGACGATATTCAGGACGCTCATACGCCCGCCTCCTTACTTTTTCAGCGGCAGAGCATCGACACCCTCAACGATGATGTCTGCATCTCCGTTCCCGCCGAGTCCCTTGTGGTAGCAGTCGTGCATGGCGTGAAAGCGGCGTCTGTCGTCGTAGGAAATCTCTCCCTTGGCGATGTATCCCTGCCCGAGATAAAGTACCCTGTCGAGCAGAATCTGCTTCAGTGCCTCGGACTGAGCGGCATCGCTGCTACGAAGGCGCTTGATGTCCTCCTGCAGACCAGCGATCGTCTTTGTCAGTTCAGCGGTCTTATCCGCTTTCTCCTCCTCGCGGTCTTCCTTCGCCGCCTTTCGGCCAGCTTTGAACTTCCACCGTTCATTGATGCCGTTGATAACGGCCGCTCCTGCCGCGCCGCCGGCGACTGCCATCAGCACGGCGATCAAGATTTCTCCGATATTCATACTCTCGTACCTCTCTCAACAGTTTCTTGGTTTGGACTCGCTCTTCGCCGGTGAACCGGGTAACTGCATGGCGAGAGGCATCCAGATTGCGTTCATGTAAAATGGGAGCCGGTCAGAACGACCGGCTCCCGCCGCTGGGAGGTCAGATCTCCACCTCACAGGCTTCCAGGATCTCCTCGACCTGCTTACGCAGACGAGCGGGCACCTGGTCGATGGTCTTCTTGCCCTTGATAATCAGGGTAGCGTACACAACAGCCATTTCGTCTTCCTCCTTTCTCAGCAGATATTTAAGACAAAACTCGCGGAGGGCGCTCATACGGCGTCCTCTGCGAGCAGAGCCTCCACGGCTGCCCGGAGCCTCTCCGGAACATCTTCAATGGTCTTCTCACCCTTGCGAATCAGGGTCGCGTAAATTCTTGCCATAGCTTTATCCCTCCGTAGCCGAAGTCGCTGCGATGACCTGCTCGTAGACATCGCACAATGCCATCTGAGTTTCGGTCATCTGGTTCTCCAGAGACGAGATCTTATCTGCAAACGCACCGTCGCTGACCGCGGTGGTGATGCTGGTGAGCTGCGCCGTCGCGGCGTCGAGGATCGTCTTCATCTGCGCGGTCAGGTCTTCCGGCAGGTTGTCGCCATACTGGATGGCACCAATGACGGCATTGTCCGTCTCGCGCTTAATCCACTTCTTCAGGAGGTTGCAGTAGGTCGTGTGCTTCGTGACGTAGTTCTTGTAAGCTGCGTACAACACAACCACATCGGCGGCAGAATAGGTCTTGACCTCCCCACCGTCGCAATGGTACTGCTGCTCCTTCGCGCCGAGCGTGACGGCGGTGAACATGGATTCGATATTCGCCTGATCGTGCGTCTCCAGAGAGAAATGCTCCGTCCCACCGCTCAGTTCTACGTCGATACCGGCGTAGATCTTCTGCTGGCAGGTTTCGTTCGCCATGCTGAGCTGCTTCTCGGACAGCGTCAGCAGGTCATCCTTTCTCCATACGAGTCCCATGACTTTCCCTCCTTACTGGAACGCGCCGCTCACGCCGGAGATATATCCGCCGGCGGATGTGCCGCGCTCCACAGTGATGCGGAAGTTGAACGCAGCGCCGTTTACCGCGGTCTTATTCTTGAACACGATGTTGGCGCCGCTCTTGACCTCCGCCGTGACATCCTGCCACACCGGGCTGGTGTCCTTCGCATTGTTGGTTGCCTCGACCTTGTAGACCGCGCCGACCGGGATCTGCCCCACGACCGACATGACCGCCGCCGTGATGTCGCCGGACACCGCCAGCGGCGTCTTCAGCGTGATGGTCGCCTTGTGGACGGCTTTCGTGAAGGTGGCCGTGAAGGTCGCACTCGCCTTGCCGTCGCTCGCCTCGATGGTGATGGTGTGCGTTCCGTTCAGGATCTTCTGGAACTCTGCCGCGGTGCTGGCGCACTCGAAGGTGAGCTGCGTACCGCTGGTGACATTCGGGCGCGTCTTCTTCACGACACCGTCCAGCTTTTCCGTGACCGTCAGCTTGTCGCCGTCGGCATCGTTGGGCGTGTACTTGAAGCTGAACGCCGCCGTCTTACTGCCGAGGTTCACGCCACTCGCACCGCTGGTACTGGTGATAGTCGGGGGCGTATTCGTAGATACGGTGCCATCATCAGAGACCAAGAGTGTAGAGGGAAGAATCAAAGCGGGGCGGATGCCGCCCGAGAAGGATGCGCTGCTGCTGCCGTAGTAGCCGCTGGAGAAGACGTACCACACGCTGCCGGTGCTGCTGGTGTTCGGGGAGCGGAGCCACCAGTTGGCGGCCGAACCATTCAGGTACGCAACGCGCTTCGAGTCTGCATTATTGGTGACGCACGAAGCAAAATAGCTCAGTGCCGCACCTTCACCAGAGTCGATATAGGTGTGCTCGTAGTGAACTTCAGGGGCGCTCAGCAAGAAGATCTTGCAGGGCAAACCGTTTGCTCCCTGCTGCGTCGTACCACCAGAACCGCCGTTCTTGCGATACGGGAGTTTTACCTGCTTGATTGCGCCCTGAATGTTGCTATCAAACAGTTTCAAGAACGTGTTGTTCAGGTAAGAGTGGATGTCGCTGCTTTCGTACTTGTTGATATTTCCGCTCTGCCAAACACGGTTCTCGTAGATGTCCTTCATCAGCAGCCAAGTGCCGTTGCAAGACTCGTCGTACACGCTGGACGGCTTGCCCTGATGCACGACGATGAACTCTCTCGCCTTGCCGTTGACCGTCAGCTTGACGGTACTGCCAACGGCCTTGGTGCTCAAAAGCACATTTGCCATTTCGTTTTCCTCCTTGATAAGAGTTAAGAGTCAGCCCACGGAGGAACGTCCGTGGGGCGTTGGGCATAAGAAAAGGAGCCGGATTGATCCGTCTCCCTGTTCTGATGCTGTTTCTTGTAGAGGTTGCGGCATTGACGAAGCCTTCGCTTATCGCGTACCGCACGGTTTCCGTTGAGTTTCCGGTGGATCTCCACCGGCTCACCGATGATAGCCTCCACCTTCTTTGCGTATTTCGCCCGCAGCTCGTGCGTATCGCCGTATGCCGCGTGTGCGTCCCACGCTCCGAAGCTCTGGAGGATAGCGTCCTTCGTAACCTCGCCGCGCTTGTAGGCTTCCTCCCAGAACTTCACCTTCGCACGGATTCGCTGGATGCTGTCCCGTCGAAGTTTCTGGATGATGCCACCGCTTTCGGTAATGTACGAATGGAAGCCGAGGAAGTCGATGCCGTTCCTCAGCGGAAAGATGCCAGTCTTCTGGTTCAGCTCCAAGCCCCAGCCGTCCATCAGCGCCCGAATGTCCTTCAGGATCTCCTTCAACCGCTGTTTGTCTGAGAGGATGACGTAGAAGTCATCCATGTATCGCCCATAATACTTCAGGCGGTATTTCTCTTTCATCAGGTGGTCGAACTCGTCCAGAAACATCAGAGCGAGTAGCTGGCTGGTCTGGTAGCCGAGTGGCAGCCCGTCGGTCGTATTGATGTAGACGCACAGCAGGTCATAGATCTGCGGGTCTACGCCACGCTTGTCGAGCAGCGCCTTCAGCTTGCGTTTCAGCTTGTCGTGGTCGATGCTGGCGAAGAAGTGATGCACGTCTCCTTTGAGAATCCACCCATCGGTTCCGCGCGCCTCTCGCCGGTAGTAATCGACCATGTGCTGCTTCAGCCGCATCAAACCATCGTTGGTGCCCTTGCCGGTCTGACTGGCGAAATTGTCCCGAATGAAGCTCTTCGTGATGGCTTCATACAGGATGTTGTCCACGACCGCGTGGAGGACGACTTTGTCCACAAACGCGGGCGCTTGGACAAGCCGCTTCTTCGGCTCATAGACATAAAACACCTCAAACCTGCTCGGAACGTAGGTCTTGGTGTGCAGGATCGTTGACAGCTTCTCGGTGCAGGCCAGAACATTTTGCTCGTACTGAGCCATTCCGGGCTTTGACCGTTTCCGCTTTCTGGCCTCCAAGTAAGCTGCGTACAGCGTTTCAAAGCTGCACATCTCTTGATAGGTCATAAACTCGCTTCTTTGCTGTTGTTGCTTCCTCTGGTCTGGGTATAGGGCAAGCTCCAGACCAGCCATCACTCCTAACACCGGTCGTCTTGCCCCCGGCAGCCGCAGCATCCAAGTCGGGATGGCGAGCCTCGGTGTGATGTGTTTATCGTCCATCCATGCACAGACGGGCGACAGGATATGACTCCCTTTGATGATGGTGTACCGTGTTCGACCCATCGAAGGGTTTACTAATCTCACTTTCCATCAGAGCGGGGCGGATGCCGTTCGAGTTGGATGCGTTGTTGTTGTTGTAGTTGCCGTTGGAGTTGACGTTCCACACGTTGTTGGTGTTGTTGGTGTTCGGGGAGCGGAGCCACCAGTTGGCGGCCGATGCGAGCCATACCCTAACTCAAGGCGGATGCCTCCGCCATGAACCCTGATTACTTCCGTGCGGACTGGGCTGCGGAGCAGGCGGACATCACCAGATTGTAGAGGCTTCTGTCCTCCTTTTCCTTTGCTTCCGAACGGAGCTTGTTGGCTCTGCCGCGGTCTCCCTTCAGCCACGCCATAGCCATATACTTGACGTCTGTGACTTTCTTCGTCCAGACGCCTGCCTTCTTCACGCTGATGATGCCCTCGTCCATACAGATCGTGATATACTCCAGCAGCAATGAGCAGCCGTCCACCACTTCCTCGATCTTGTGGATTCTATCCTCATACGCCACCACGAAGTTCGTGTTGTTGGCGCGGTGGATGTCCGTCAGGATCTTCTTCGCGGTTTCGCGCATATCCTCTCCATACATTCGGAAGGTACTCTTTGTGAAGCCCTCCTTGTCCTTGGTATCAAGGACGTGTACGGCCTCTTGGCAGACCGTCTTGACATCGCAGATGTCGTCGAGTTCGGCAACCCGTGTGATAATTGCTCGAACGTCGGCCTTGCTGATGTCGCCGGAGACAACCCTCGTCGCCTGTTTGGTATATTTCAGAAGCTCCCTTGCTCTGTTGCCAAGCAGAAACTCCTTATCGGCCATGTCTGCACTTCCTTTCCGGGCATTGCCCGTTTAATACGGCGGCCAGATCTTCAGGCTCGCCGACGAAAATGCAGCAGTCGCTCTTGACGGTCAGCGTCCCATAATTTTGAGCGTGGGTCATGCCGCAGATGACAAGATCGGTGCTGCGCTTGAGGTCGCACGGAGGCGTAATCGCTGAGAACAGGTTCCCGATGATGCAGGAAATTTCATCAGCGGGGCGTGAGAAAATGATTTCCTCTGCCATCAGAACTCGATCCTGCCCAGCGATGCGTTCCATACGCCGGTCACGTTGACCGCACTCAGGTCGGTGAAGCCGACGCTGAACGGATTTTTCGTGATCTCCGTGCCGTACTTCAGCTCGATAGCCTTGACGGCTGCGTCAACAGCCGCGATGGAAGCGCGGATGTCACCGTGGGCGGATGCGTCGTTGTTGTGGGCGGCGATGTCCTGATCCACGAGGTCATCGGTCTGCTGCTTCGTGTATGCGTCGATGTCGGGCCGCTGCGAAGCGGTCAGCTTGCCGTTGGCGTCCAGAGTAGCCAGACCACCCGGCGTACCGACCTGCTCGGTAGTGATATACTTGCTGTCGTCGGTCTGAGCCTGACCGACATTTACAGTTCCGTAAGCCATAACGTCAGGTTACTCCTTTCCTTGATTCAGCTTGTACTCTGCGGCAATCGCTTCGGTGGGGACGGATCTCGCCCACACGCGGATCTTCCCCGCCAGCGTTTCGTTGGTGGGGCACATACCGCATTCGATAGCCACGTCCATGCTGTTCGGGGCAATCGCAATATCAGCGCGGTCTTTTGCCGTCACTTCTTCGACCGTGATGTCGCAGTAGTTCGGGTAACTTTCCGACGCTTCATCGACGCCCCAGCCCGTAGTCGGAATGGTGATGGACACCGAAGCCTGCTTATCAGCCTTGACGTTCTCCATCTCCTGCATTGCCTCCGTCACGGTCTGCGCCAGCTCGGCGACAAGGCCGTTCGTGAAACTCTTCGCCGCTTCCGCACAGGCTTTCAGGTGCTCCGTGAGTGTCAATTTACCCATGCGCTAATACCTCCATGTCGGATAATAGAGGGCAGAGGGATTTCTCCCCCTGCCCTTTCGCGTGTTCCTGTGGATTAGACGCTGGTAGTGGTGAAGACCTCATTGAGCATCTCAGTCACTTCGTCGTCGGTGGCGATAGAACCGTGGATGACATCAGTGGGCTCCTTGTAGACCTCGGTATCAACGCCATTGATCTTGACGCAGCCGTTGGTATCGGACTTCTCCGTCTTGGTGGCCTCTTCAGCAATCTTACCGAGCTTCGTGCCCTCGGCGTCGGTCATCAGGCGCTTGCCAGCCTCAGCCGCGACGAAGTCGTCAGCCTTCTTGCCAGAGTCGGTCAGGTTGCCGTTCTCATCGAGACCGGCGAAGTTGCCGGAAGTGGCGCTCTTGACCTTGTCGGCCTTACCGCTGATATCGGTCTTTTCGGGAGTGGGGGCATACAGGCCGTCGCCCTTCAGCTCCAGGACGTTGCCGTCTTCCTTGGAGATGTTGACCTTGACCTCGACCTCATAGCCAGAGATCTCGATGGTGGTGGAAGCATCCTTGCCGGTTTCCTTGGCCTTGTAGGTATCGACCAGAGCGGCCATGTTCAGGAAGCTGTAAGCAACGCTGTCGGGGTTCTCACCCTTGACGGCGAGGACCATGACGGGCTTGCCATCCAGACTGGGGTTGGTGGAGCCGGGATAGGTGGCTTCAGCCCACTTGAACTTGGCGACGAACTCGGTCTTTGCCTGATCGAGGAACATTTCGGTCGGGAAGTCGAACGTGAACGCGGCAGTACCGCTCTTGTCCTCGCTCGTGTAGAGGGAGACGGTGTTGCCATCAACCTTGCCGGACTTGAACGCGGCAGCGGCAGAGTCGGACGCCTTCTTCAGGTCAGCCTTGGTAGCGTAGTCGCTCTCGACCTTCTCAGCCAGAGCCTTCAGTGCTGCGAGTTTTGCGAGTTTGGAAACATCGTAAGCCATTTTGTTTTCCTCCTAATGATGATTAAAAATATTTGTTCACCGAAGCGTCAGTTCCCAGTTTCCTCGGAATTGAACACTTCGTTGAGCATCTCAGTTACCTCGTCGTCGGTCGCGGGAGTACCGCCGAGGGGTTCCAGCTCACCGGCCGCGTTCTTGATCTGATACGGCGTGGACACACCATCCACGACGACAGAGAGCTTCTGGCCGACGTAAGCTGTGGGGTTGGTCTGTGCGTACTCCTGAGCCGCCTCAAGAGAGGGCCAAATCTCGGTGGGGTCGATGCTGAACGCATCCTGACGCTTGATCGTCAGCGGGAACTCCATCTTGGCGTAGCTGTTCTGGGTGTTATTGACTGCCATATTTCATTCCCTCCTCTCAACCGAGCGTGACTTTCAGAACCGCATCGTTCTCATACGGAACGGCCGGCTCGAAAACCCACACGTTGTAGTCCTTCGCGGTGTAGCCGTGGGCACCCTCGACGGCGACAGTCTTCTTGGTGAAGGTATCGGTCACGTCTGCGTTCAGTGCAGTCTCGTTGATGACCTTCTTCACGCCGGTCTTGCCGGCGATGCAGGCGATCACGACGCGGTTCGCGCCAGCGGGAACATTGACGGTGATGACGCCGGCGGTGTACGCCTTGCCAGACTTAGTCAGACCACGGATGTACGCGCTGTCCAGCGTCGGCTTCTCCGCGGTCGCGCCGTAGAAGAAGTTGCGGAACGGCGTGTACGCCGCAGAGTCCTTCGTCTTGGTGCCGGCGGCAATCGCAACAGCGGGGTTGGACGCACCGCCGAGGTTGTCCTCAGCCTGCACACCAGCGCCGTGCGTCGCGGTCACGCGGTACTTCAGGCTTGCCACGGCGTTGTCACCGCCAGCGTCGCCGATGATGAAGCCGTTTCCGCCGTTGTTGTCGCTGCCCGCAGGCAGGGATGCGGCATCCACGGAGGCCACCTGCTCGGTGCCGCCGTCGGTGATACGCTCAACCTTCCAGTTGGACGCCACGACGCCAGTACCGGCCTTGGGACCGTACTTGTAGGAACCGGGGTTCAGGGTGGTGGCCAGATAGGACGCGGTCGCAACCGCAGTACCGGCTTCCACCGCAGCCGCGCCGCTCAGGCCGAAGCCGTTGATGGACGGGTTCGCCGTGATGGTCGGCTGAAGGGTCTTCGAGGTCAGGTCTTTCAGGATCGCCGCGACGGACTTGCCAGACACTTCCTTGGTGGCCGTGCCATTCTTGTCCTTCGTCCAGTTGCCGATGCGGTCGTAATCGCCCGCCAGCATCAGGTTCTCGCGCATTATGACCTTGTCAGCGTCCACGTTGCCGGTCATCGCTTCCCACGCCTCGCCGGTGTACTGGTACGCAGACTTCTCGTACTCCTTGTCGCCGACGATGGTGGTCACGACGAACACATCGCCCGACTTCGGGGTGATGTCGGTGTGCGCCGTGAAGTACGCCTCGATGACGCTGCTGTCGGATGCAGACAGGTCAGACTTCGTGCCCTCATAGAGAGCGCCGCCGCCCAGACCTGCCAGAGCCGCAGTCAGCTCCTCGTCGGTGACATAGCCGTCGAGGTCAACCGTGGTGTCGTCCAGCCACTCTACGGAGCCATCCACCAGAGCGTAGATGTCGTAGAAGCCGGTCTTGGTGTTTTTCACGAAGTACAGGATGTTCTCCTGCGCTTCCTCCGCAGTCGGTACGGATTCGGCCTTCTGGAACGAAGCGTGACCAGCCTTGGAGATAGCCGCCAGATACTCCTTCTTGATACGGGTAGCCGTATCTTTAAGAGCCTGAAGGCTTGCGAGTTTAGAGGTGTCGTATGCCATTTAATCGCTCCTCTCAATGGTCTTTGCCGGTAGCTTAGGGGTTCTCGTCCTCAGAGGGGAAGACTTCGTCCAGCATGGATTCCGTGTCTTCGGTGGAGGCCATGTCGTCGGGACTGACGCCGCTGGTCGATGCGGTGATCGTGCCGTCCGCTGCCACAGAGATGCCTTTGCCGATCTTTACGCCGCCGAGCCGCGTTGCCGTAGCCACGGGCAGCACATAGGTCGAGCCGCCTCCCCCGCTGCCGCTGGCGCCGGGAGACACAAGGGCGATGGTCGCCTCCATATCTTCGTCAGGACTTCTCTTTGCCCAGAACCGCAGAGCACCGGCAAGGGTCTGCACCGTCGGGCAAAGGCCAGCATCTTTTGCGACCTCAAGGGCCGTTTTATGCAGGGCGACACTCGGAAACTGCGCTTCCGTAGCCTCCTCGACCGGAACATCGACATAGTTGCGATACTCGTCCATGTCCCACTCGCCCTGTTCATCAGGATTCTCCTCCTGCCATGTCCAGCCGGTGTGGGGAATCGTGATGTCTTTGATGATTGCGGTGCCGACACCGCTGACCGCCTCCTGAACCATCGTCCGCACCAGCTCCTCAGCCTCAGCGGACGTGATGAACGCGCCGGGGTTGTAGGTAATCTGGACGTCGGCATCCAGCTCAAGGGCAATCGAAATGGGATAGCGCCGAATGTCAATGCGATTGTCCTTGTAGGCATTGACCGGCTGCGGGCTGTCGCCCAGCGTTGCGTAGTAGAGCAGGATCTCCCCGGTGTCCTCGGTCTTGGCAAATACGCCAAACTCGCGGAGCCAGAAGCCCTCCTGCAAACCGCCGTTCAGGTCGTTGCGGTATTCGACCACCATGCTCAGTACGCCGTTCTCCACAGTCGGGACGGACGAAACGCCCTCCGCAACCGGAGTGACCAGTGTAACCATGTCGATTGGCTCGACGCCCTCCGGCATGGAACCGGAGCCGACCATGATGCGGGTGAACTCAATCGTCTTCCCGGCCATGAGGCTCGTAATGAGATTTCGGCCGGCGACCGTTACGGTTCCGCCATAGTAGCTCATTTCTGTGTTCCTCCTTCAATCGTTTTGTTGGACTCTGCTTTCGGGGCGCTCCTGTCCTCCGCCGTGCTTTCTCGCTTCAGGCGATCCGCAACAACGCGGAGGTTTTGGAGTTTCGTGCGCTTCGCAGCAGACCTTTGCGGTGAGGCCATCTTCCCCGACTTCATCACCATGTCGGTGATTCTCGTCTCCATGACGCTCTGCACCGCGCTTCCAGCGCAAACAGAGGTGTCATAGGACACTTCGCGCTCCTGATTGGGCAGCGTACTCTCCAAGACCGCCTGCAGACCGGCGCCCAGATGGAGTTTGAAGCCAAACTTATAGTCTCGCTCGACGCCGGGGAGCGTGTCCTGCGCAATGGTCGAATAGCCGCCCCTGACGTACACATGGGCGCGGTAATCAATATCGCGTTCGAGGACGGGCAGCAGCGTTTCCGTGACGGCAAAGCCGAGGCCGCTCAGAATGTAGAGCTTGGCCGTCTCCATCTCGGTCTTCGTCCGAGCGTAGAGCTTCAGGGTAACGCCAGCGGCGCGGAGCAGCGGCGTGGTGAACAGCGGAGTCGTATCGACCGTGCCGTCCATTTCGCCGGTGTCGAAAATCATCGTCGCGGGTTCTGCAGGGTCTTCCTTGTAGTACAGAGGCCGATCCCAGAACATCCGAAACGCCTTGATGATGTCGGGGTAGGTGCAATCGCAGGTGTTTTTCAGGATTTTGTAAATCAGATACCGGCGGTAGGTCTCGTCGTCGATGACCTCGAACGGGATCGGGTCGCCAGCGAGCTTGCCGGCCTCCATTCTGGTCATCACGACGATGTCACCGACACCGTCCAGTTGCTTGCCAACGGCTGTATGTACTCCCCTGTCCTGCCGAAGCTGGTCGTAGAAGTCATACACCTGCTGAAGCTGGGCGCCTATGACTTCCATGAGCGCCTCGATATTGGCCTTGCCTCGGAACTGCTCGACAAGGTCGTTTTTCAGGGTCGCTACATAATCAGCCATCAATCTCCACCTCGATCATCTCCTCCTTGGTGTAGGCCCGCTGACGCGCCGTAATGTTCTTACTGCGGTCGGGGTACTTGGAGGGTTTTTCATCGGAGGCGTCCGCCGAAGCGTAAAGCTGAATGTCGATATAGCTGATGCCAGAGCAGGCTTTGTAAAGCTGGCTCATGAACTGCTGCGGAACGACATCCTTGCCGGCGTCCAGAGCGTCCATATTCTCAAGGACGACCTCTCTCAACAGGTCAACGTAGTTCGGCGGCAAAGCCTCGGAACGGTTGAGCGTGATGCCCAGGCGGAACCATGTGTAAATCGTCGTCGGCCGATTGAACCGGATCGTGATTTCCTCGTCGTACTCACCGGGCAGAACCACGACGGTCTCGCCGACCGTGTTGATGCCGCCCGCTTTGTTGGCGAGGATCTGCTGCGCGATTTCCTTCGAGTCGCCACCGTCTACCACGATCTCGACGCTGTGCGGCGGACGGACGATGTCGCCTGCGGGCATTTCGGTCACGTCCTTCACGTCCAGATAGGTGCCATCCACATACCATTGGTGCGTTGCGTTCTCATACGGGGCGACGCTGCGGACGCCCTGCACGTTCAGCAGGATCGCAGAGCGGATGCTCTCAAGCATATTGCTCGAACGGTTGAAGATTTTGTCCGCATAGGACTGGCGGAACTCAACGTCCGTCTCTTCGTCACGGCCCGCGATGTAGCCGCAGAGGTTCTCGACGGCCAGCAGGCCAGCGTCCGCGTTGACAATGTTCGTAATGACCCCGTCAGGAATCAGGATGTCGCCGTTCTCTTCGGTGCCGAAGGTAATGATCGACGTCACCGTCTCCGTGGTCAGGTTCTCGGAGAGAATCAGCACATTGTTCGAGGCAATGTCCGCCGCCTCGATGTTCAGGAACTCATTTGTCTCGTCCACGGAGGCCGTGAACTTCTCGTCGGTGATGGCCGCCGCGATGCCTTTCAGCACCGTGAGCGCGTCCGCCGCCGTCGGGCTATAAGAAAACACCGCGCCATTGATGGCTACGGTGTAAACGCTCTCTGTTCCGAGGGACGCGATTTTGATGCAGGCACGATTGAACGACATACGGCTGATTTCCCTCGTGTCCGTGATACTCAGATAGGTTGTCGGGTTCGTCGCGGAGGAAATCCTCGTACCGGCGGCCAGCTTCGTGCCATCCTTGCCGGTACAATGAATCGGGTAATACGACTTCGCAGCCGCCTCACGGGTGGAGCCGCCGTACTGTGCGGCATTGTCGAGGCTCCGCCCCTCTGCAGTGGCCGGGTACTGCGAGAAGTACACTGCTTCGCCAAACTCCCACAAGTCGGCGATGGCGTCGGCCACGTTTGTCAGCAGGTGGTTCAGCAGGGACTCGGGGTTCTGGCGGGTGTTGACGCCCCATTTCTCGGACAAGCCCGAGTGCATCTCTTCCAGAATGACATCCAGACGCTTGATATTCGGCCCCTGCGGGGTCAGGCCATAATCAGCCATACAGCGTTACCTCCTCTCTAAACGTGTCCTCTCCCACGGTGACGGTGTAGCGGAATGTTGCCGTTCGCTTGGCCGGGTTGTAATCAACCGATGTGACCGTCGCCGCATTGACCTCCTTCACTTTCAGGATTTCGTCTCTCACGAGCGTTTTAATCTTGATGGTGTTCGGGTTCTTCACGAAGACTTCCTCGAACCACGGGAAGCCCAGCTCAGGGCCGAGCCGCCACTCGTCGTAAATCCATCGCAGCCGGATCATCACGGCCTGCCTGACGCTCTCCGTCGTGGAGATGTCGCCATTCTTGGAGATGGCAATATCGCCGTCCTCATTCAGTCTGATGTCTAACACAGTGAATACCCCCTCCCAGAAGTAGTCTGGAATCGCCAGAAATCACCCAGGCGGTGTCGTAGCGCCTCATGGGTGTAGATTGTTGCTTTTGCCTGAAAGCTCGTAGCGGCCTTCTACGGGCCTAATACGACAGGCTGCCGGTCACAGTCAGGTTGCCTTCGACGGTGACTTCGGGCGCAGAAATCGTTACGGAACCGCCCTTGACCGTAAGCCTCGTTCCCTTGACATCTACGATGACCGCGTTTTGAGCGCAGGCATCCGCTACGGCGGGGTTTCCCTGAGCAAACAGGCCGGGAATGCAGATTGCGTTCGTCATGTCGAAGGCCAGATCCGTGCTGGTTTCCTGCCCGTACTGCCAGTAGTCGAGGCTCTGCTCTGCCACCACCAGAAGGCAGCTATCTCCGGGCTTGACCGGAAAAGCGACCGTTGCGCCCTGTGCGTTCCCCTGTGGGAATACGACCGGAACGCCGGTGACTTGTGGGAAATCCATCGTCTTCCCGTCCGGTTTCTTGAACTTCATCGCGGGCTTGACCGTTGCGATGCCCTTTGCGGCGTCAAAGCTGACGATCTGCCCCGGCATGGCCGTATGGATGCCACGAAGCCCACGCTGGACGGTGTTTTGGATCTCCTGCACAAACTCCTGCATCATTACCCCTGCACCTCCATAAGTCGCGCCGTGCACGTCCAGTCACCGGAGATGTTGTCCCCGGCCTGCGTCAGCTTGGCGACGCGGAAATAACCAGTGACGGTCTTGCTCTCCAGCTTCACATAGTCGTCAATGTGGATGGCCCCGTTCAGGAAGAACTCGACCTCCCACCCGATGCTGGTCTTATCGCTCGTTTCGGAGTTGGCCTCGGTGACGCGGGCAGGGATGCCCAGCAGCCCAGAGTCCTCAGAGAGAACGAAGACCTCACGGCTCATGACATCCCCCGGCTTCTTGACCTGCATGACGCCGTTCTGCAGACTCCACACGAGGCCGCAGCAGGCGCATCCCTTCGTCATAATATCGCGGGCGAGGCCGACAAAGCTGAAGCCGTTGGCAATGTCGGTAAACTCGGCATTGTACGAATACGTCACCGCTACGCCCATTTGGTTCGCCACGTCGTCGAAGATGGTCTTCCAGTTCACCGTACCCACATACGAAATCGTGACGTAGGTATCGCGGATCTCGACGAGGTTATCCACCACCTCAATCTCCGTCTTGCGGTCTGCGCCGTCGTGAGTCGTAACGCAGTTCGTGACGATGCCAGCGAAAATCAGCGGCATACGGCTCCCGTAGCCCGCTTTCAGAGACAGAACGCAGTCCTTTTCGTCCAGAGCGGCAAGGTGCTCCTTGTTCAAGTTCCAGACGGTCACGCGGCCCGTGTTCTGCGTTTCGAGGTCGGTGCGCTCAATGGAGAAATTGATGTGCAGCGGGACGGGCTGGCTCTTCGACTTCTCGCCGATCTCGAAGCCCATGCCGCCGGCTTTACCTGCAGCCAAGCGATACTCTCTGTCGAAGTTCGCAGACATCAAAATCCCCCCTCTCGTTTTACAAATGACTTTGCTCAAAAAGCAAAATCACGAAAAATAAGCAAAGAAAACACGCTCGTGCGTTTGCAAAACGCACACCAAATATATTTACTGGTTAGGTTAGATTACGGTATAGGTTACGGTTACGGTTACGGTTACGGTTATGCGCGGACTGTCCTTGGATTTCATGTGTGACAATCCCGCGGAGCGTCCGCGGACAGTCCGTAGGACGGATAGAAAAGTGGGTCAGTCGCTATCTTCCGCAGGGCAGAACACGAAGTTGGCCTTACCGTCGAGAAAATCACTCCTCCCGATGTGCTCCAGCTTGGTCATCACACCGAAAACACCGCTTGGCAACGTGGTCACGCCGTAGAACAGGTTCATAGGGAACCTCGGCACAATCTTGATGCCGATAACGATAGGCTGGCTCTGCGTGTCGTAGAGGCCGAACTTCCAGAAGCCGCCGCGGTCGTTCCATGTGAACCGAATCAGATACGCCTTGCCGTTCAGAACGACGCGACTCATGCTGTCGTTGAGGTCCGGGACTTCGATGATCGTATATTCCATCTCGTTTCCCTCCTCACGAAATCAGGCCGATTGACTTTGCGGCACCATAGAGGATGCTCGACTTGCTGTTGCCCGAGCCGCTACCAGAGCCAGAACCCGAACCAGAGCCACCGGAGCCTGAGCCGCCGCTGCTCCCGCTGGACGTGTTGGCCGTGCCTGCAGAAGCGGCGGTCGCACCGCTCTTTCCGTAGCTGGCGGGGATGGTCGCCGTCCGCGCCGTCGTAATGCGAATCTTGCGGAACGAAATTGGGATCTCTCGGGCGTAGCCTACCTCGGCGCTCTTGCTGATGGTCAGGTTCTCGATAGCCATGCTGGTGTAGGTGGCGTCGCTGGTGACGATTGTGACCGGCTCGGCGGCATAGTACAGCTCCTCCAGCCGCTTCTCCCTGCCGTCGTAGGCAAAATATTCCACGCAGTCGGTAAATTCCTGCCGTCCCAGCGCGAACTGCTCTTCCAGGAGCTCTGACAAAACCTCCTGCTTCAACAGGCGTATTTCGCCCTCGTCCGCCGTCCGAAAATCCGGGTCGAGACCGATATCGTTGAAATGATTTTTGATCAGATATAAACAAAAGCTGTGGATGGTCATGATCTTCGCATTGTGGATCAGCATCAGCTGCTTTTTTATATGCTCGTTGTCCGGCTCTGCCTCTACGCGGTCGGACAGTGCCTTCGTAATTCGCTCCCGCATCTGTGCTGCCGCCGCATTCGTAAACGTTACGATCAGTAACCGGTCAATATCCACTGCCCGCGCCGAATCACATCCTGAACCGGAGACCAGCTCTACAATCCGCTCGACCAGCACCGCCGTTTTGCCGGAGCCTGCCGCCGCCGACACCAAAATATTACAGTTTCTCAGATCAATGACCCGCTGCTGATCCTCCGTGAACTTCATTCCCATCGGCGACCTCCTTTCTGATAAGCTCCATCGCTTCGTCTTCTTTCAGGTTTTCCAGCTCGCGCATTACAAACCCGTCGATCTTTTTGTCAAATCCGCACACTTTCTGGTACGCGCAGTATTCGCAGGCGTTTCTGTTGCCCTGCTCATACGGGTCCAATGCGATTTTTCCATCCAAAATCTGCCGTCCCGCCTGCCGGATTTTCTGCTCCACAAATGCCGATACCGCCTGAAAATCCGTCTCTTCCAAAACACTCGAACGCGCCGAAAAGCTGCCGTCCTTTTTCCGTTCCAGCGGCACCACATCCGAACGCCCTAAAAAGCCCTGATCCAGCCCCTCGACAACGTCCTCCCTGGCATTCACAATGCCGGTTGTCCGCAGGGCGCGCAGCACCTGCGCATTGACCTCCTCCGCCGAAGGCTCGCCCTCCGGCATCTCAATCATCGGATCCTGCACCCGGTAATACAGCATCGCCGCCGGGACTATTTTCTTCTCCGGATGCTTTTTTCCGGCAATTTCCATCGCAGCATTCATGTATACAACAAGCTGCAGCTGCAGTCCGTAATACAGCGCTGCCAGCGAAAACTCCCTGCTGCCGGACTTATAATCCACGACCTTGACATAAACATGCTCCCGGTCTTCTTTCATATCCACACGGTCGATCCTGCCGCGCAGCCGCATTTTTTCCTGCTCAGAAAGCGCGATATTGACCGCATCCAACTCCTCCAGCACCGAAAACGAAACCTCGAACTTCTCCGGCACAAAGCTGCCTTTTTTGAGCTGATACTGCATGGCGCTTACCGTCCGTTTTAAAATCCGCTTAATCCGCTGCACGATATAGGCGTTTCTCGCGCTGTCAAACAGCACCGTGTGATGATACGTCACCGCATACGCGTCCACCGCCTCATCTACCAGCCGCTCGCCCTCTTCTTCTGTAAAATCAAACCAGTTTTTACCGATCTCCTTTAGTTTTTCCGCAAAAATTTCCAGCACGCCGTGGTAGAGATTTCCCATGTCCACCGCTTCAAACGCGAACTCTTCCTGCTCCTTTAACTTCATGCCATAGCGCAGAAAATGGGCATAAGCGCACGCTGCAAACTGCTCCAGACGGCTGACGCTTCCGGAAATCGTCTGCCCGTAAAGCGCTGCTGCCACCGCCTTTCCAAGGGACGGCTCCTGATAGGAAAAAAATGCCGTATCCGTCAGCTGTCCGCTCCACAGCCGGTACACATCCTGCCGCTGGTAAACCCGGTACAGCGTCAGAAACTCACGCTCCGCTGCCTCATCCAACAGCCCATCCGCATAGCTTCTGAGTCCATTCGCAAGATATTCCCGTCCATCCGAAAAAGACTGCACCTGTAAAAGCATGGGCTCCAGCTCCGGCTTTTCTGTCGGAATCGTCGGAAACAGCCGCTGCACCTGACCCACCAGAAAGCTCTTTCGCAGCGCCCTTCCTTCCAGATTCATCCGCGCCCAGGAAAGCACCAGAAGCTCGGATGGCTTTGTCATATTCAAATACAAATAAAACCGCTGAATGTACATCTGCTGCCGCGGCGACGGCGCAAGCTCCTGCCCGGAGCCGGTTAAAAATTCCCGGTCGAGGTCGGAAATAATCCCTCCGTTTCCCGCGTTGCCCGGAATATTGCCGTCATTTACGCCTGCAAAAAAAAGCGCCTTCACCTGTTTTAAACGCGTCCGCTCCATATCCCCCGCCACCACGCGGTCCACATTCTGGGGAATCGTGCCAACCTGCAGCTCTTCGAATCCGGCTTCCAGAAGCTTTGCAAATTCCTCTGCCGTTGTCTCCTCTTCCCCGACCAGACTCACGATCTGATCGAGCAAATCCATCACCAGTCGGTAAATCTGCGCATACTCCCGCTCCCGCACCGGATCGCCCGCCTCTGCAAAGCGCTGCTCGAAGCTTTTTAGCTTCTGCTGGATTTTACTCTGTGCGATAAACTCATACAACCCCTGTGCGTACTCCTTCGTCGTTTTGTATTTTCCATACAACGGCGCAAGCCCCAAAACCAGCCGCTCCCGCAGCGCATTCAGCTGCGCCAGCTCAGCCTTTGCGTCCAGCATAGTTTCCGTCGGATACACAAACAGCGTCTCCCATTTTTTCCGCCCACGGATACCCAACGCCCGTACATAAACCTCCAGCCGATCCGTTTCCTCCGACGCAAAATCCGCCAGACCGCTGCGCAGATAGTGGAAAACAGATTCATAGCTATAGTTCTTTACCCGTACCTGCAGTGCGCTTTTTATATACTCAATAAACGGATTCAGGGTGACGCCCCGCGTCTGATCCAGATAGACCGGAATGCCGAATGCCGCAAACTCCTGCTCGATGCAGCTTGCATATGAGGTGTAATCCCCGCAGATGACCGCGATATCCCGATAACAGTAATTCTGCTGCGTCACGAGCCGCCGGATTGCGATACAGATCTGACGCACCTCCTCCCGCAGTGTGGAGGCTTCCAGAAGACGAAGCTGCACGGACGGCAGGCCAATCGCAGCGCTCTGCGCCGCAGACCTTTCCTGCCC